GTCAGATATGACGGGTGTTCCTGGGAATAATAAATATGTCATTAAACGAGTACAGTTTGATAGCAGTTATGCTACCAACGGTGAATCTTTAACTGCTACTCAGTTGGGTTTGGAATCGCTTCATATAATGATAATTTCCATGGAAAAGAGTGGGTATGTAGCTCAATATGATTATAGCAATGAAAAAGTACTTTTGTACGAGGCTGGCTCAGACGGAGCTATTTTGGATGAAGTAGGAAACACTACTGACGTTTCGGCTGTGTATATCCGTATCCTAGCATTCGGTCGATAATATGCCATATGCCTGTACTAAATGACACTTCTATTGAAGTAAACTTAGCAGTCTATGCAGAACGATTAGATAGGTACATTGGATGAAATAAAACATTGGAGAACTCGTATGTACGGGGCTAAATCAGCATTTTTTGTAATGGGTGCTATTTTCATCCATTCTGCTATAGTGCTGGGTAGCCTTATTGGTATAATGAAATGGTTCTCGACTGATTAGGAGACTTATATGCCAACTTCAGAACATTTTCCTGAGAACTGGCCTCAATGGGAAATAGACCCCAGTACCAGAAGTAGTGTACATCTATGGACTAAATACATTCCGATTGACACTACCGTTGGTACAACAGCAGTTGATTTATTGACTGTATCACGGGGAGAGCCAGCTGTCAACCTTATTAAAAACCCCTCTATTGAACATGCCACGATTACTGAATTTACCGCCTCAGGTTCCGCAATTTCTCAAAGTAGTGCCCAAGCTGCCCACGGTAGCAATTCCCTCCTAGTAAATCCTGCTAACTCAGCAGCGGGGGAAGGGTTTTATTGGAGTGATAAATTTGCGGGGCACACAGAAGGTACATTCCTTGTGGCTAGTTGTGAAGTTAGGGGAGCTTCAGCATCTGGGGATGTAAAAATATCCATTCAAAATAGCGCGGGGGTTGAGTTAGCTGCCAGTGCTACTCATAGCTTGTCTACTTCTTTTACTCGTATATCGACTAAGTACGAAATTGCTGAACGGTTAGCAGCTACATATAGAGTTGCTGTCACAACTGTGACTCAACATAACATAGATTTTTACGTAGACAAAATAATGGTGGAACAACGTAGAGACGGTAATTTAACTGATTATGTTGATGGTGCCCAAGGTATTAATTATGAATGGATAGGTACTGTTAATCTATCTGAATCTAAGCGTAGGCCGGGAATCTCTGCGGTTAGAGGGTTTAAACTCAAGAATGGGCATGGTAGTCAAACTGCTAACATAGCTATAGATACTACTGCGACGGCTGCGGGAACAACTTCTACAGGTATTCTCTTAAAAGCGGGAGAAACCATAGAAACTAATTGGCCTATAGATGCAAGAGTTAAGATATCTGCTATTGCTTCGGGCGCAAGCACACAAATATATGGAGTAATATGGGGGGTGCATGGAGGATAATGACTGCTACTTATATTCCCACATCTCAAATAGCTAATGACCCTTCTGGGATTCTTTGGTTGGAAAAGAGAGAACACCAAGTAGGGCAAACTACTCTTGCAGATATACAAGATGCACTAGATGAATATACGAGGAATTTTAATTCAGGAAATATCTCTAAAGCAGAAATTTTAACCTTACATAGAGCCTATCCTGATAGTCCCACCTATAAACAGGCGGCTGTAGGTATCCAAAAAATGGATATGGTTGACCCCCTAGTTATTGGTGGCCCTGCTTCGATTGAAATGATTGATAGAGAAGGTCATTTAATCACAACGAACGCTTTAAATAAAGCATTTATAAAGTTCATGGATAATCAGCGTACTCGTAATGTCATGGTATTGCATTCAGACGTTCAGGTAGGTTGGGCTTTGCCTGCTTATATATCTAGAGGTGGGCAGATATTCAAGTCTGGTGTGGGAGAAAAGGGACTATTCTTTATTTGTGAGCTTCGGGATGACACTTCTATTGCTAAAAAAGTAGCAGACCAGATAAATCAAGGCATGTTAAAGAGCTATTCTATTGCGGGTAGTGCGACTAAAGTACAGAACATGATGAAGGGACAAACTCCTTATATGCAAGTAGACGAAATGGAACTGGCTGAAGTTACCATTTGTGAGAAAGGCGTAAATCAAGGAGCTAATTTTGAACTACTAAAAGCTGAACTTCCTCAAACAGGAAAAGTAGATAAAGACCAATGTGGGTATCGAGATGCCACAGCCCCTGAAATGAAGCTTGGAATCAATTGTGGTCATTGTAAATATTTTAATTCTGAGACACGAACTTGTGATGTGGTAGTAGGCGATATAATGCCTGGAGATTATTGTCGTTTATTTGAGGCGGGGGAAGAAGATAAGCCACAGATACAAGTCCATAGGAAGATTGTGATTATGAGGTCTGATAATACTGGGCGCATTAACTTTAAAGATTCTTTCCTTAATTGGATGGAGAAAGACCATGACCCCCTTAAAGGAAAGTCTTTCACTACCCTTAATAATATTGCTGGGAGGGAAGCCGAACACCATCGCCTTCTTGAGGAGTACGGTTTTCCCTCAGAACCTATTTTAGAAACTATGCGGTATATTCCAGTAGTTGAAACAGAAACTGACGATGATGGCAAACCCATAAATATTATCCCCCCGTGGGTTGTGAATGAAGCAGGGCAAGATTTGGGAGATAAGCTAGACAATGATGAGGTGGTAACTTTTAATAAGTCTATAGAAATTATTAACGAGATTTTACAAAAGGCTAGAACTCAAAGTAAGTTGGAGCGTGATGCCAAAAGGAAGGGTTATAAGCCAGCTACATCTGGCCCAAGGGGTACAAGGGTAAAGCCCCCACGTCCTTTCATGCAACCTAAGGTAGAGCCTACGAAGGTAGACCCTTCGAAGGTAGACCCTACAACGGATGAGAAGGATAAGAAGCCTATTAAGGAAGCTATAGATAAGGCTTCGGGTAAGGCTAATCAAAAAGCACGGCAGAAACAAGGTGGTCAAGGGTGGCACAAAAACCCACCTGGGGCAAGACAATTTGACCCTCACTGGACTCCATCTACTGCTGATATGGAAAGTAGAGGTACATCTGATGAAATTGCCCATAAAAGGGCCACTCCCATAGGTGACCCTACGCAGATTAAGAAGCCTTCTGTAGATAAAGCTAATGGTAACCCTCCAGTCCCTAGAAAAACTCCAGAAATACGCCCTCCTACTTCAGGACAAAATATTCCAACGTCTGGGACGGATACGGGCGCATCCACCAAAGGGCCAAGTGTATGGGATAGTATGAAACGTCAATTTGGTTCTACTGCTGGAGCCGCTGCTAGTGGTCTAGGACAAGCAGCTGGTGCTACAAGAGATGTAGTTGGGCGTGGGGCTGGGGCTGTTGCTACTGGTGGTAGACAAGCTATAGAGAGAGGCCGTGAAGGTCTTAGTACTGGTGCCCAACGTATGGGCGAAATATTTAGAGCTGGCAAGAAACGTGTCGGTGAAACTGGCGAGGCCATAGGACGAGGTTCCGAAACTGCCAAAGGTAAAATTGCCGAAGGTGGACGGGCAGTAGGACGACAAGTAGCTGCTGGTGCCCGTGGTGCCCAAGAATTTGGTGGTGGTCTACGGGAAGGCTTTGGAAGCTATGACCCCTCTACTGCAAAGTTTGACGAGATAAGGTCAGGTGGGGGAAAGAGGGATGCCAGAGGAGGACTTCGTAGAACTGCTGAAGGAAGAAAGGGCCAATTCGCTGGAAAGAGAAGTGGTGCTAGGCGAGTAGGCCAACTCTTTGGAGCTACTGGAAGAAGTGCTGGAGAAATGGCTGGAGAGGGAGCCAGAGGCGTTACTCAAGAAGCTGGTAGATTCGGTAAGAGAACAAGGCGATGATGTTGGTAGCGATAGGCAACGAGGTGCTTCTGAACGTTTCGGACAATGGATAGGGGAACGTGGCAGAGAACGTGGGGCCGATGTTCTAAGAGAATCTGGTAGAAGTGCCAGAGGCTTTGGACGAGGCGTAGCTCCAGGTGAATGGGGTAAACGCCAAAGGGCTGAATGGGATGCCAAGGGTGGAGATAGGTCTTTTATGGAAACAGTAGGTAGAGGTGCGGGTACTGCTGCCCGTGGTG